CACAGACGGGCGCGCACGCACGTATATGCTAGTATGTTATAAATAACATACTGATGGTGTGCCTACAGGTTTGCGAAAAAGAAACGTTTCGGCTGATTCAGATGTTAAGAAATGTAAAATGTGACTGTTAACTTATTTTAACAGAAAAAGTTTGGTGGGTAAAGAAAAAAGTCGTATCTTTGCAGCGACAAATTTAAGTTAAACGTTTTAATAGATTAGAGACATGAACGAAAATTTTAATGAGACAGTATTTAATGTTATCACTTCTGTTAACGCTTTGATGGTTACATCAGAAGTTAGTAAGGACGATAAAGCGGTTATCAAGTTGAACCGTTTCAAGAAGTGGCTGAATGAGTTTGCAACAGCCAACGGTCTTTCACAGTTACAGTAAGGAGATAACACAGTGTTAACATTTTAATAAGATTTGAAATATGGCAGACAAGAAATTTTCATTTGCTAGTAAGTTCAATAAAACTAGCTTTGGTATTGACACAACACATTTCACTTTCGTGAAACTGACAGATTTGTTCAACAGTATAGAAGACGGTGGTGGTGATGTAGTACACCCTATAGACGGTGTTTATGTTCATAAGACGCCGTTAGGCGACTCACCTGTAATTATTGACGCTGCAAACAGACGTCTTGTAAATCTCCCATCTTTCACAGGTGAGACAATCCGTGAAATCTTGCAAGATCCAGACGCCATTCAGGCAATCAAAGATGGTAAGGTAGGTTACGCCATCTATGAATATGAATCGCACGGTAAGAGGTGTTACAATATCACGTTCGTAGATAAGTAATACAGGTTTTTATCATAGGGGTGTTACTTCACAGTTTCACCCCTATTATTGTTTAATTTAAATCATTAATAGTATGCCGAAAAATCCTATAGGTTTTAGTGTTAAAACGTTTGGTTTCACCTCAAAGGTGCAAATTAAACAGGAAGTTATTTCTGCTGTGAAGTCTTCACCACAATTACGTGCTGAAATACGTAGGGTGTTTCAGATGGCAAACAGACGTATACAAAACATAGAAAAAGCTGAATTGGTTTCGCCAGCAGTTACAGCTTTGAACAAAGGTGACGTGAGAGGTTTCACGAAATTTTCTATGCGAATGAGTTGGGAAGACTTGAAAATAGAATATGGTCGGGCGGTTTCGTTTCTTCAACAGCCTACGTCTACCATTACAGGTACAAGAGAGTACAGGGATTTCTTAAAATCGAAATACGATTTGACGGAAGACGAATATAAACTGATGGAAGGTGACTTGATAGGCAAAATTGCAAGCGTTTCAGATGAAAGATTTTTGGAACAATATCTGATGCAGTACAAAGACTTCACAGGTGAACTTGAAACAGAAGCAAAGGACGTTTCGTCACAAATTGAATCTGATGCAAAGATTCTGGCTGATTCACTACAACGTGATATTGAAAGACAGGCTGAGGAAGTCGCACAGGCTGCCGAAAATACCGTTAACAAGATTTTTAAAGCACTTTCTAAATTTGGTTTGTGATGGAAGAAGAAGAAAAATATACTGAAAATGATTTAATAGACTATTCGGTAGCAAAAGCACCCGATTTGAGTTATTTACATAGTGAATTTGATGATATGGGTTATTCTGACGTGAACGGTGCAATAACAGATGAGGCTATAGAAGCCGGCACAGCACAGCTTGAAAAAATCCAACGTGAGGGTGAGGAAGTAATAGCTGACATAAACGCACAGATTAACGAAAGAATAATCGAACAGGAAAACGAAGTAGATACAGGTTCTGATTCCGATTCCGATTCAGATTCAACAGATTCAGCAACAAGCGAATAAATATGGCGGCAAAGGTTAAATTTAAATTAGACGATAGAATATTTGAACCTGTAGATATAGACAAAGTTTTGTCGATGGCTGTTACCGAAAAAAATTTTATCGGCAACAACAAAGGACAGAAGTTCTTGAATGTGCCTGTTTCCTTTGACATAGAAACAACGTCTTTCTACAGGGACGAATACGGTGAAACATACAGTTATGACAGATACATCAAATTAGGTGGCAAACAGACCAAATTTGAAAAATGTTCTGTTATGTATGTTTGGCAATTTGGAATAAACGGGTATACGGTGATGGGTAGAACTTGGGAAGAATTTTTGGATATGATGGAAACAGTTGTGCGTCTGCTGAAACTTTCACAGGACAGACGTATGATTGTTTTCATACACAATTTATCCTATGAATTTCAGTTTATCCGTGAACTGTTTACTTGGGAAAAAGTTTTCTCTATAGATTTGCGTAAACCGATATATGCGATAACGAAAGATGGAATAGAGTTTAGATGCAGTTACTTACTTTCGGGTTATTCACTTGCAAAGTTAGGTGAACAACTGCATACGTACAAATGCCAAAAGATGGTCGGGGATTTGGACTATTCCCTGTTGCGTCACACAGGCACACCTTTGACACAGAAAGAAATCGGTTACTGCATAAACGACATCAAAGTAGTTATGTGCTATATTGAAGAATTGATAGAACAGTATAGGGGAATCACGAAACTGCCGATAACAAAGACAGGTTTCGTAAGAAAGTACTGTAGAAGTATCTGTTTGAAGACAAAAGATGAAGATGGCAACAGCGACAGGAATTGGAAGTATATAGACTTGATTCACAGCTTGAATATAACAGGAAGTGAGGAATTTGATATGCTACAACGCTGTTTTGCGGGTGGTTTCACACACGCAAATGCAAAATACACAGATGAGGTAATAGAAGACGTAGACAGTTACGATTTTACATCAAGTTACCCCTATGTTATGGTGTCTGAAAAATTCCCTATGAGCACAGGTGTGTTTGTTCCTGTAAAGTCTATGAAACAGTTTGACTTTCTATGTAGTAAGTTCTGCTGCATCTTTGACATAGAGTTTGTTAACATCTTTGCAACGTCTGAGAATGAGAATCCGATTTCTGTTAGTAAGTGTATTGTAAAAGAACATATAGCAGAAAATAACGGTCGTTTGGTTTGTGCGTCAAGAATAGTTATGACTATTACAGAAATAGACTATATGGTGTTTCAGAACTTCTACACTTGGGAATCTGTGAGAATCGGTAAAATGATATGTTACAAAAAAGAATATCTGCCCACAGAGTTTATAAAGTCAATTTTACACCTGTATGAAATGAAAACGAAACTGAAAGGTGTGAAAGGTAAGGAAGTGGAATATCTCAACAGCAAAGAAATGCTGAATAGCTGTTACGGTATGTGTGTGACGAATCCTTTGCGTGACGAAATTATCTATGATGAAAACAATAATTGGGACGTAGAGCACGTTTCAGAACAGCAGAAAATAGATATGCTTGAAACATACAACAATTCAAAGAACCGTTTCCTGTTTTATCCGTGGGGTATCTATGTTACTGCATACGCACGCAGAAACCTATTCACAGGAATAAGCGAATGTGGTAACGATTACATATATTCAGACACAGATTCCGTAAAAATCAAAAACGGTGACGCACACGCAGAATATTTCGCTGCATACAACGATATGGTGCAAATGAAGTTGAGAAGAGCCTGTAAGTTCCATAACATACCGTTTGATAAGGTAGAACCTGTTACCATCAAAGGAACTGCAAAAATGATGGGTGTTTGGGACTATGAGGGAAGATACAGACGTTTCAAGACTTTGGGTGCTAAAAGATATATGGTGGAAGAAGAATCTGCCCTTTCTGTAGATGGTGTTGACTATAATTACAGTATGACAGTTTCGGGTGTGAACAAGAAATCGGCTATACCGTATATGATAGAGAAATACGGTGAAGATGGAATATTTGACGCTTTCACTAACTATCTAGATATTCCACCATCTGCAACAGGCAAGAATATTCATACCTATATAGACTATGAGCAGACAGGGACTTTAACAGATTATTTGGGTAACAAGTATACGTATACCACAACTACAGGTGTGCATCTTGAACCTACAGGGTATACCCTTTCACTTTCTGTTATGTATCTTAATTATTTGATGGGAATAAGATTTAAAAAAGACTAAGTTATGATTAAAAAAGAAGTCAAAGAAACAAAGGTCAAATTCTATAGTTTAGACCGAATAATCAGCAAAGGAGCTGATTATAATGTTATTTTCGGTGAGCGTAGCAACGGTAAAACATACGCTACACTATTGTACGGTATCAAACAATATCTGAAAACAGGTAAACAGATGGCGTACATAAGAAGATGGCGTGAAGATTTACGTGGCAAACGTGCCGAAAGTTTGTTTGCGAATCATGTGGCAAACGGTGTGATAGCAGAACTAACAAACGGTGAGTACAACGAAGTATTTTACTATTCGGGGAAGTGGTTTCTGTCTTTCTACAATGAGGAAACAAAGAAGCGTGTGCCCGATACGATTCCTTTCTGTTACGGTTTCTGTCTTTCAGAACAGGAACACGAAAAATCAAGTAGTTACCCGAACATAACTACTATTGTGTTCGATGAGTTCCTTACAAGACGTTACTATCTGCCCGATGAGTTTATGCTGTATATGAACCTGTTGAGTACTATTATCAGACAGCGAAATGATGTGAAAGTCTTTATGCTTGGTAACACCGTAAATCAGTTCTGCCCTTACTTTACAGAGATGGGACTGAAACAGGTAAGAGTGATGGAACAGGGAACTATAGACATATACAAATTCGGTGAGCACGGTGCTACAGTCGCTGTAGAATACTGTAGTACTATTGTCAAACAGAAAGCTAGCAACAAATACTTCTGTTTCGACAATCAGAATCTGCAAATGATTACAGGCGGTAAGTGGGAACTAGCAGTTTATCCCCATCTGCCTGTAAAATACAAACCGTCTGACGTGCTTTTTGTGTTCTACATACAGTTTAATGAAATGACCCTACAGGGCAATATCATACAGGTTGAGGACAAAGAGAAAGGTGTGAACAACTTTATGTATATTCATAACAAGACCACACCGATTAAAGACACAGACAACAGTTTGATATATTCGTTACAGATGAACGGTAAACCAAACTACAAACGTAAACTTCTGTCAACTGCAACGTATATCGAAACGCAGATAGCGAGATATTTTGCTACAGACAAAGTATTTTATCAGAACAATGAAATAGGTGAAATTGTTAGAAACTATTTGATGGCAAGTAGTAAAAGCAATATAATAGCCTAAAAATCAGTTAAATATAGAAAAAATGTTCCACACGGAACATTTTTTCTGTATTTTATTTGGTTGTTTCAAAAATTATTTGTATCTTTGCAGCAGATTTAAAAGATTAAATATGGACATAGATTCTGTAACACAGTTAGTAAGTAACGTAGGTTTCCCTGTAGCTGTCTGTATAGCTTTGTTCTTCTATATGGAAAAACAGAACGAAAGACACCAACAGGAAACAGACAAGTTAAACGAAACAGTACAAAGTAACACAAAAGTGTTGACAGAACTTTGTACGTTAATTAAAACTTTGATAAAATGAAACAGAAAGATATTTTATATTCTGTATTTCAGACACAGGTCAAAAACAAAGATACAGCAGTACAAACGTTTGTTGAACGTGCTTTGTGTATGACTTCAAAGATGTTTGAATATGACGGTTTACCCGAAACGATTCCACCTGTAGAACTTGAAAAAATTCTGCAAAATAACGGAAACGTGGGAATCGCAAAGGTTAACGGTGAACTGTATGCGCTAGATGGCTCAAAGGGTTGTGACTGTGACGCTTACTACAGACCGAAAGACTATATAGTAGCGAATCCGTGGCTGAATCTCACTAAGACGTTTCATATCGGTGAAGATATAGTGGTAATCGAAAACACACCGTATGGTGATTCACTTTTGCCTATTATCGGGAAGTATGCAGTACTTTACACCGACAGCGTTATTACTTTGAATCTTGCAAGCATCTTGACCCGAATCACTATGCTGATTTCTGCTAGTGATGACAAGACCAAACAATCTGCTGAATTGTTCTTGGAAAAAATTCTACAGGGAGATTTCTCGGTAATCGGTGAAAATGCTTTCTTCAAAGGTGTTAATCTACAAACACCGTCACAGCAGAGCAATCAGCAGATAGGACAACTGATAGAACTGATTCAGTACTATAAAGCTAGTATGTGCAACGACTTGGGTTTGAACGCAAATTATAACATGAAACGTGAGCGTTTGAACACACAGGAAGTTTCAATGAACATAGACGCTTTAATGCCATACGTTGACGCTATGCTACAATGTAGAACAGACGGTGTAAAACAAATAAACGAAATGTTCGGGACTGAGATTTCAGTTACTTTGGGTTCAAGTTGGAAACTGAATCACGAAAATTATCTTTCGTTATTGCAGTCAACAGAAGAAACGCACGAACACACAGACACAGAAGATATGGAAGAAACAGAAGAAACTTCTGAAACTTCTGAAACTTCTGAAACGTCTGAAACAGAAGAAACTTCTGAAACAGAAGAAACTTCTGAAACGTCTGAAACAGAAGAAACGTCTGAAACAGAAGAAACAGAAGAAAATTCTGAATCGGAAGAAACAGAACAGGAAAAAGAAGAAAAAGAAAATAAAGATGAAAGTTAAAGAAATTTTTGATTCTGCAAACGGAATCTTTGAAAAAATCTTTAAACCGAATTTTCCTGTGCTTTACACCACGATATTCGGTGAAGATGACCCTGTATTGATAGATATACAGGTACGTACAAAGTATGGTGATAGGAATCTGATTTCTGCTATTACAAATGAAACTGCAACAGAAATTGTAAAAGCAATAGTAACGGTTAAATTTGATGAGTGGAAGAAACAGGTTCAAGTGTTTAACAAAGATTATGATGTTCTAGACCCTGTGACATCAAAGGAAGTAAGTAACGAAAGTTACACTTCAAACGAAACAGGTTCAAACAACACCGTAGATTCTAAAACAGCTTTTAATGATGGGAACTTCAACAATGAATCAAAACATGCAAGAGATACGACAGGAAACCGACAGAGTACATCAAAGAAAGAAAGTACTAAGAGCGGTATTTCGGGCAGTTTACCTGTTAGTGAAGTTATTCAGAAAGAAATAGCTTTGCGCAAACAGAACTTTAAAGTGGCTGTGATGACAGAACTTATAAATGAGATAACAGTAGATATTTATTAATACTTTAATTTTATATAATATGGTAGTACAACAGATTTATGAACTGATGAACAGCGTTTCACAGGAAGTTTTGGGTAAAACCGGCTTGGTTCATGACGACTTGACAGGTGTTGTAGATTTGGGCACAGAAGTGTTCAATCAGAAGGCAATCGACAACTATGTAAAGTCTTTGGTAAATCATATCGGTAAGGTGGTTTTCGTCAACAGACCTTATAGCGGTAAAGTTCCATCCGTCTTGATGGATGCTTGGGAATTTGGTTCTGTTATGGAAAAAATCTCTGCTGATATTCCACAGGCAGAAGAAAACCAAAGTTGGAAACTGACAAATGGCACAGAGTACAAACAGGACATTTTCCACAATCCGACAGTTACCGCTAAGTTCTTCAACTCAAAGGTGACATTTGAAGTTCCTGTTTCAATCACAGAGCGACAGGTTAAGGAATCTTTCAGTTCTGCTGCACAGTTGAACGGTTTCCTGTCTATGATTTACAATGCTGTTGACAAGTCAATGACTATCCAGACTGATGCGCTTATCATGCGTACAATCAATAATATGATAGCAGAGACTTTGAACGCAGATAAGGCAACTTTCGTCGGCGGTAGTAGTACTACGCCAGATTACAGCAAAGGTTCAACTGTAAGGTGTGTGAATCTGCTGAAACTCTACAATACTGCAAAGAGTGCGACGTTGACCGCAGAAACAGCGATTCTTAACCCCGACTTTATCCGCTATGCAGCATATCAGATGGGACTGTATGCAGACCGTTTGGGTAGTATTTCAACTTTGTTCAACGTGGGCGGTAAGGTGCGTTTCACACCGAAAGACGCTTTGCACACAGTTCTGTTGTCTGATTTCGCAAAGGCTGCACAGGCTTACCTGTATGCCGATACGTACCACAACGAACAGGTGTTATTGCCGAAAGCTGAGACCGTACCATCTTGGCAAGCAACAGGCAAAGACTATGCTTTTGCCAACGTATCGAAGATAGACGTTAAATCTGCTAGTGGCGCACTGATTTCAATCGGTGGTGTGCTCGGCGTGATGTTCGACCGTGACGCTTTGGGTGTTACAAACTCTGACAAGCGAGTAACGACCAACTACAACGCAAAGGCTGAGTTCTTCAACAACTACTACAAATTTGATGCTGCATATTTCAACGATACAAATGAGAACTTTGTTGTGTTCTTTATCGCCTAATTTTAGTGTTTAACTGTTGGGGTGATTCCTGTAAGGTGGTAGTTACAGGTTTCACCCCTTAAACTTTTAGAATATGGTTACAGTAAAAACTTTCGTTTTCGATGGGAATCCGAACACCGTAAATAAAACGCTGACAGAACAGGAAACGGTTACAGGTTTGCTGAATGCTAGTTTTGACATCTTGAATCCTGTGCTGAGATTCAGAACAAGAACACCTGTAAGTTTCAACTACTGTTATGTTAATGAACTGCAAAGGTATTACTTTGTGAAAGACGTAGCACAGGACGGTGATATGTGTACTGTTAGACTGAATGTAGATGTTCTGTTTACATACAAAGATAAAATCTTACAGGCAACAGGCACTATGATAAACGGTGAAAATTCTAACAGATATTCTAGCAATCGCAGCAAAAACTATGATATGCGTCCGATTCTGAAACAGTTGGAATTTGATTCACAAAAAAGTTTTGCCGATACAGGCAAGATAGTTATGGTAACAATCAAAGGCAATAAGTGATGGCAACAACAGTAAAAAACAATATACCGCACACAACGGTAGAATATGAATATGATCCTTTCGGTTCTGTATTTAACGTTACTGTTACGTGCAAAACAGGTTACACGATTAAGGGCACACCGACTATGACCGTAGGTGGTGACGCTTTTTCAGAAGTTGAATTGACTGTAGCAGATAACAAACAATCTGCAACAGGAAGTATAGAATCTGAAACAGAAGATACGTTAATAGATCTACAGGGAGAAACAGAAAGCGGTTCAACACCTGTAGAACCTGTTACACCTACAGTTGAAAATAACATACCGCAAACCGACTATGAAGCTGTATTTGATGAAAGCACGTCAAAATATACGGTTACTGTTACCTGTAAGACAGGTTATCAGTTTGTCGGCACACCTACAGTTTCTATAACAGGTGACGCTTTTTCAGATCCTGTTTCACTTACTGTTTCTTCTGACAAGTTGACCGCAACAGGTGAAATAGAAGTTTATTCTGCTAGCGATGGTTTAACGCTAGATGGTGAAACTGAATTGATTCCTGTTGTAACTGATGTTACTATAACAAATAACATAACAGGGACAACAGAAACGCACACCTATGCAGATGGAACTGTTACTATTCATCTGACGTGCGCAGACACAAAGAAACGCTATGTAGGCTGTAAAGCTAGTTATGGCGATGTTTCGGTAGATTTTCCTGTTACTGATTCTAGCGATATAACAGTAACTTTGGAAAACGTGCCTACAGGTACAAATATCACTTTAACAGGCGAATGCCGATATGTGGCAAGCGTTAACACCGACTATCTGACAGGTTGTATCATAACAGGTATTAAACCGTGGTATTTGGAAAATGAAACGGTTTCTGCAACGTTGACAGCGAATGAGGGGACTTATTTCAAGACAATTCCACAAATGCAATATGAAAGCGGTAACACTGTAGATAATGAGCTTTATGATTTCAAGGTGTCGAAAGACAAGAAAACCGCAACAATTTCGCAGAAGTTAGCGTTTTCAAAAGAATCTATAGAACTAGCTACAATTTCATTTGTAGGTTCAACCGTGCCCGAAAAAGTGATAACGGGATATGGAAGTGTAAACGTTTATAGCGTTAACGATTCTATTCTGAATCAGTTTTCAGAAGCACGTTTTCAAAGTTCTACAGGTGAAGTAAGTTTAGCCTATGATACAGATTTAGGTGACTATGTTAACAAACTGCATAAGGTGTTCTGTGATGTAGGTAAAGTTACTGAAACTACAATCAAATGTGGTAATTACGATACGCTGATTAAAGCTGAAAGCATAAACAGCCCTGTAGTTACAGTAGATTTCGGAAACGTTACTTTGCCTGTAAATAACAGTGATTCTAGCGATTTTAATGCAACGGTCAAAGTATTTGTACCTTTCAAAGGTTTTATGGCTGTAGACGCTGATTTTATAGGCAAAACTTTGAATCTGAAATACGATGTAGATTTAGTAACAGGTGAAGGGTGCTATAAGATTTCGGTTGGCGATGTTATTATCTCACAGGACGTGGTGAAAGTTTCATCTGATGTTATTTACAAGACATCTAAAAACATGAATCTTGCAACAATCGGCAGTAGTGGTTTCAGCACCGACTATCTGAAAGGTTTGAAACCGTTTGTGGTGATGAAATACTATGAACCGTTACAGGACAGATACAACAACGACAATAGTGTTAAAGTTCTGTCTGATGTAACAGGTTTCGCAAAGTTCAAAGACATAACTTTGCCGACTATTGACTGTTTGAATAGCGAGTACAATGAAATTGTATCTTTGCTTTCAAAGGGTGTAATATTATAAGAAAAAGACAGGTAGTATTTTTCGCTACCTGTCTTTCTTTTACTTCTGATAAAATTCGTCCATCAGACCTTTCTTACTGATAAAATCAAATGCACGCTTCTTAACTGATTTCTCGGTTTCAAACTTTACCGAAAGATATTCAATCATTTTCATCTGTGCCTGTATAGTGTCGGCACAGGCTGTTAAAAGCAAACCTGTATCGTTACCTGTATATTTTGCAACGTAACGAATGTTAGATTCTGTAATCTTTAAAGATTCAGCTAGTTTCTTAAAATTTTCGTCCATATTATTTTTTCTCTAAATTAATGATAACTTGATTTCTCGGTTTGCCGAAAACAGGTGCTACCGATACATGAATCCAATAACTCTTACTACCTTTGTTGTGTTCTGTTATAACTTGGTCAAACCCTTTCGTTTCACGAATGATAGACAGAAGTTTTTCCATATCAGAACAAACTAAATCGGCAGCTAGACCTTTCAAGTGTTGACTGTTTGCGACACCACCGACAGCTTGATTCAACAAAGGGCAACGATAACCACTACTAATTAAGATAGGTTTGCCAAACTTTGCACGAATGCCATCTAAATAATCAGCCAAACGATTCAGGTTGTCAACTACTTCAAAAGATGGTATGTTATCAATACCCAAACGCTTTGCAGTTGAAGAATTGATAAATTCTGATAACTTAAAGTACTTAATCTTTTTCATATTACTTACTATTTAGGTGAAACCATAAACCACTTGCGAGAATCTTTGTGCGTAGGAAAACGACCTTTCACGGTAATTTTACAATCGCCTGTCAAATAGTCAATCTTGTTATTAAAGAAATCGCTTACTTTGTCAGACCGTACCATAAACACAGTTACTTTATCCGACTGTTCCAATGTGATTCTGAAATATGAATGTTCCATATCTTTTAAATTTTGTGCCTGTAGCTTTTACACTACAGGCTGTTAGACATTAATCTGAAATTCTTTCTAAAAACTGTGACAGGAAGAAAGAAATTATCTTTGATTCGTGTCTGTGATGAATCGCAGCGAAAGAACAACCAAGTGAAACCACGTCAGCTTTATTGTATCTTTGTTCACCGAATGAAAGACCGTCAACACGCAAAGACTTGATATAATCATTTGCTTTATCCATAGAATCTGCAACAGTTTCCATATCGCCTGTAACAGTTTCTTTGTTACTAGATGTAACAGATTCTACTTCAACACCTTTGATGAATACCTTTGTGGTGTACTCACGTTTAATAACATACTTTGCCATAGTTCCTAATTTTAAAATGTTTAACTTTCAATTTTCTGCCGCAAAGATACCGCTTTTTTCTGAAACAGCCAAACTTTTTAAGTTAAAAGATGTAGAATTATAATTTTTACATTTCTTAACATCTGAATCAGCCGAAACGTTTCTTTTTCGCAAACCTGTAGGCACACCATCAGTATGTTATTTATAACATACTAGCATATACGTGCGTGCGCGCCCGTCTGTG